GCCGGAACCCTGAACCAATGCCAGCGCCGCCGTGAAGTCGGTAATGCTGACGCCGGCCGCCCTGGCTACCGTGCCGGCCTGGCCGAGCCCGAAGCCAAGATTCTCTATTGTGGTATTGGCGTTGTTGGCCGATGCGGCCAGCAAGTCGGCAACCTGCTGCGCATCCTTAGCCGACAGGCCGAAAGCCTGAATGCCGTTGTTGACCAGGCCCGCGGCGGTTGCGAGGTCTGTCGATGCGGCGATCGTGGTCTGCAATACCGGGTCAATTGCCGCAATCGCATCGCGCGCGCTGAAACCCGCGCGCGCCAGCACCGCGAAACCGTCGGCGACTTCAGTCGCGGTAAACCTTGTCGTTCGGCCGAGCCGTTCCGCCTCCTCGCGGATAGCCACCATTTCATAGACGGTAGCGCCCGAGAACGCCTGAACGCGATCGAGCGCCGCTTCGAAGTCGGCAGCCGAACCGATCGCCGATTTGAAAAGACTGCCGCCGACGACGCCGGCGAACGCGCCGCCGATCGCCGCCGATACCGCGAGCGCTTTCAGCCGGACGCTGTCAAGTCCGTCAATGACGCCGCGAAACGCCCGCGCGGTCAAGTTCCGCGCGGTGATCAGAAACCGCAGGTTGCGGTCAGCCATGTTGTTATCCGATCAGATGAGGATCAAGCGGTGACAGCTTTTTCCGCCTGCAGGACCTGCATATACTGGCTGAGAACGCCGTCGTCGGCAATGTTCGGATCAGCAAACAGATCGACGATGATCTCTTTGTTCTGCACCGCCTCATCAATGAACGACATGCCGGCATAGCGAAACTTCGCCCGGTGAAAGGTCGCCGCAAACGGCAGCCCGTCGATCAGGTTTTTGCCGTCAAAAAACAGCGTCAGATACTCGCCGCTGTTAACGAACGCTTCCAGAACATCGGTGCCAAGCGCTGTGTAATCGACGTCGATGTTCGCCACGCCGGGGCTCGACGGGTCGGTCACGTTCGGCGCCGCGGCCAGTATCTTGAATCCGTTGTTGGTCTGGATGTAGTCGGTGCCAGCAACCAGCGCTGTGGTCGAGTCGATATCCTCAAGCGCCGGCGTGACCGATGAGTCGATCAGATAGTCGGTGCGAAGGAACTGCCCCTTGTAGACGCTATGCTGTTCGGCGGTGATCGCGCCAGCGGCCTGGTTGGTCAGACTGCCGCGCAGTCCCCAGGCGTTGACCTGCGAGCGCAGGTTAAGAACGCCCATCGTCAGCAGCACGCTGGTGATATCTTCCTGTGTGTAGCAGTTGCCGACGCCGGTGACATAGTCGCGCACTTCCTCTGTTTCAGTCTCGACCGATTGCGCGATGCTACTGATGTTGCCGATGTCGAACACGCCGAAACTGGTGTCGCCGTATTTTTGCGCGCGCAACATGCCCGCGCCTTTGAATAGTGCCTCACATTTTGCGGCCATATCAATTCACCCTTTTCACGTTGCCAGATTTTTCCTGTCTCTCAGCGACGCGGCGCGGTAGCCTGATATCATCGCCCTCAACATACTGTTTGCCGGCGTAGAACAGCCGCTCGATCAGAACGACCGCCTGAACCGTTGTTGCGGTGTCCTGCGGCTTTTCGTCAGCCTTGGCCTTGTCCTCAGGTTTCGCGGCAGGTTCTGCCTTTTTCGACGCCTCGCCGCCGCCCTTCTCTAAACCGGGACTGATGTCGTCCTGGCTCATATCGTCACGTTTGCTAGCCATACAGGTTCCTCGAAACACTCGGGAAATTGCCCGATATAATCAACGGTGATCACCGAACTGTAGTCGCCCGGCGGCGGCGGTTGCTCGATATGCGAAACCGGCCTTAGCCGATCGCGCGTTGTGACCGAATTGACCGCGGCCAGGATGTCCGAAAACAGCAGCTGCACCAGGTCCGTCGACTCGCTGTCATCCCACACAAACCCATTTATCTGAATCGCGTAGTTCATATTCAGTTGCATAAAGTCGACGAAATCCATTTGCGAGCCGTCGATAGTCACAGTCAGAAACGGATACTGTGCCCGGTCCTGCAAAACCTGATCGTTCAGAATCTTTCGGCCAACGTAGACGCGCGCGCCGGCGTCGGTGTTGAAACCGTTGGCGGTACTGATCTGCTGCAGCAGCTGTGTTGCCAGCGCCAGCGCTGTGGCGCGCGAACTACCGGCCACGGTTCAACGCGAAATCGAGTTCGCGCCCGAAGTTCGTTCGCAGAACCTCAGTCAGATCCAATTGGATATTAGGTATCAGTTTTTCAACCAGCGTCGCCAGGTCAGGCCCGTACTGCATGTAAATCGGCAGCCGTCCGACCAGGCCGCTATTTGTTCTCGAATCCGGCGCCCGGCGCAGCACCTGACGGCCGCGCGTAGCGGTCTCTCGGATGAAAGCACTTTTCAGCAGCTCACGCTGGCCGCGGCGGATCGAGTAAGTCACGCCTCGGCGTGTTTGACGGGCGCGGAACTCGATCAGAGGTATACCGCGGCCGAGCACTTCGATAAGGCCGACCAGCGCGTTCTGTGACGCGCGAACGATGCGCAGCCGCGCGCGTACCGTTCCGGCCTTCAGCGGCGTTTCCTGGCGCACTCGTTTCGATATCTGCGTTCGCCCGGTCACCAGCGTCCGATTGATCGCGCGGCGCATCGCGGTGTCGACCAGTTTTGGCGCGGCCCGAAGTTCCGCACGGATAGCGGCCAGGTCGCTCAGGCTTATCTGGATGTCAAGCATAGGAGCGTTTTACGATCACGGTGATATCGGTTTCGCTGGTGTGGTCCTGGTCGATCGCCTCGATCACATAGGTCAGGTTTTCGCTGACAAGCGTCGCGCCGATGACCGGTTTCAGCACCTCGCTGCGGCGCAGCTGAAACCGCTCGCGCGCCTCGACAACATGGGTGTTTTCATACAGGTCGCCATCCGGGCGCACAGAAGCCCGGCGCATGTAGACGGCCGAAATCGTCTGCGCCGGGCCGCCGGGCGGCGTATATCGCACCCGGCGGCCCAGCGAAAAACGCGCCCGCGCTACACGCTCCTGCAGCTGGTCCCAGCCCTCGCGCACCGTGCCGGTCCTGTTACGTCCGGCGACCGCTCTGCAGCATTTCCGGCCGCGTACAGATCGGCAGCGGGTAGCAATAGACCTCGATGTCTACCCACGCCTGGCGCTTCTCATCGGGAATCGTCATCGCGTACATGTCCCGGCCCGGCGTGTTGACAAACGGCATGAACTCGGCGGGACTGTAGGCCATCTCGAAAACGCCCGGCGCGTTGACCGGGAAAAACTTGGCCTTGTCGGTGCCGATAGCAACAGTCGAATTGTCGTCAGTGCCTTTGTAGTTTTCCCACCAGATTCCGCCATAGCGGAACCGCTCGAACGGCAAGCCGACATCATTGCGCAGGTCCTGCGCCTGAATCGTCTGCAGGTACGTGCCGCGGATCTCAGGATGCGCCGTCAGGTCGTCCCAAAAGTTATCGCCGCACAGCGCATAGACCTGCGTCGACGGCCCCCAGGCGCCTTTAGCCGCGCGCTGCATCTGGCGGATGACCTGGTTACACTTTTTGCGAACCGCGCCGCTGGCGGGACTCGCGTTGTCGAGATCGAAGTCAATCTCGGTGGCGGCGGTAATACCGAATTCGGTGTACCAGTTGAACAGTTCGGTTGAGCCGTCGGCGTCGAGCACGATGCCCTGAATAGCGCCGAGCCGCATGTGCTCTTTGGTTGTCTCCAGATCGGCCAGCAAGCCAGCCGGGCCGTTCAGCCGGCGCCCGACCTCGGCCATTACCTGCATCAGTTCCGAGTCGGTGCCGAACGCGCGAATGTTCTGCAGCTCGGCCGCCATGATCCGATCGCCCTTGGCCAGCCGCACGGAACGAAAGTCGCGGATGTTGCGCTTTTCGGTCGTGCGCTGGTCCAACGGTGCGCCGCGGTTCGACGCCGGGATCAGCGTCAGCACGCCGTCACGCTGTTCAACCGAAACGGTTTCGGTGCGCACCGGACGCGGCGCGAACAGGTCGAGCATGCCGAGCCGCTGCGGCACGACTTCGACCTTATCCAGCGCGCTGGTCATCGTGACCAGCGAAAAAGCGTCCTGATTGAATACGTCCATACCAGCCATGATCAGTACCTCACGATAACGCCGAGCGCGGCCAGCTCGGCTTCGGCGGCGGTTTGCTCGCCGGCGTCGATGTCACCAGGCCAGGTCAATTCGTTCCCGTTGACCTCGGCGTCGCGGATGACCACGACCGCATCAGTGACGTCAGCCGCCGACGCATCGACATGGTCCCAGGAAATACCGGCCGCCGCCTCGGTGCCATCGCTGGCATCCTGATCGTATACCGCGTATTTGCCGCTGGCAGTCACGATGCCGAGCACTTCGCCTGGCACGACCGTATTGCCCGAGGCGATAGTCACGACCTCACGCGAGCGCGTCTTGTTGCCCTCGCTGACCATGAACTCGCCGGCGTGTTTGCCTTCCGTCAGCGTTGTCATTGCCGCATCCCCAGTGCCTTATTCCACATCGACGCGGCCTGATCTTGACCGGCCTGGCCCTGATCAGGCGCAACGCGCGGATTGCTGTTGTTCATGGCGCTGGCGAACGGCGACTCACCTTCGGACGTCTCCAGCGTGGCGGCCAGCGGCGCCTTGGCGAGAATCCGCCCGGCGGTCTCGGCCGTCATGCCCTCGGTGAATGCCAGTTCGCGCGCCATTTCCTGGCGACTCTTGGCCTCCGGATGATCCATGATTGACCGCATCCGCTCGCGCTCGCCGTCGACGGCCGCCTTGACTTTGGCGTCGACGCCAGCCGCGGCGGCGGCGTCAATCTCGGCACACAGCGACGGGTATTGTTCCCGTAACTGCGCGACGGTACTGATCGCGTTTCCGCTCATCGTGCTAGTGCTCCTAGTTACCGCAGACGGCCCCGTCTGCATGGTTGAAATCAGTGCGTCGTATTCGACGACTTCGTCGATCAGACCGGTCCGGGCCGCCTCCTCGGCGCCCAGCATCCGTGCTTCGGTTTTCCTGATGACCGCCGGGTCGACGCCGCGGTACTCGGCAACGGACTCGACAAACAGGTCATACAGGTCATCGACGCGCGCCTGCAGCCGGCCGCGCGCGGCATCGCTCAGATCGAAATAAGGCGAATAGTCGACCTTGTTTTCACCGGCGTGGATATGCGTGATTTTCACGCCGGCCTTTTCCGCCGCGCCCTCGATGCTCTGGTGCGTCACCACAACGCCGATCGAGCCGACCTCGGCCGAGCGGGTCGCTACGAACCGGGACGCCGCCGAGCCGAGCCAGTACGCGGCGCTGGCCGCATAGTCGTGCGCGATAGCGGTGATCGGCTTCTGCAGGCTGGCC